GACTTTTGTTCAAGCATTTTTAGGTGTCTTAACAGTAGGACCATTAGTAGATGTTAATGCTGAACTATGGCAGTTAGCTGCTATATCAGGTGCATCTGCAGCTATGGTTGTAGTTAAAGAGTTTGCTAAAAAGAAACTAGCAACACCAGTTAAAAAAATTTCTAAATAAAAAACTATCTCACTAGCACTGTATACTTAAAGTAACAGGGCAAAAGGAGGAAGTATGCCAAATATTCCTGAAGAATGGGGAAATAACTTTTATAAGTCAGGGTGGCAACCAGGACTTGAAGTTAACGAACAGACTGGATTTGGAGAAATCACACATGTTGGAACAGACCCAGACTATAGAAACAAATTTGATTCTATATTACTTGAATGGGGATTTGACCCTAAACACTATGAAATAGAAGGTTCAGTTCGTGCATCTAGTTGGAATGTCCAACTTAAAGGTGGTAAAACAGAAACCTTTTATGCGTTTAAAGGTATTGTTAAGAAGAAAAGACCAGGACATGACAAGTATTTTCAGCAATTATTCAAACAAGCAAGTAAGAAACCACCTATAACTAAGAAGTTTGATACAGGAGATACTGCGTTCATGTGGTTTATGTCTGACTGGCAGTTGGGTAAGCGTGATTATGGAGTTGAGAACACCATTAAAAGATATGACAGAGCTTTGCAGGATGGTGTCAATAGAATCAAGGACTTGCGTAAGCTAGGTGTCAAGATAGATGAGATATATATGGTAGGACTTGGCGACCTCACAGAAAACTGTACACCACATTTTTATGAGAGCCAACCACATAATGTTTCGTTGTCATTAATTGAGCAATACGCATTAGCTAGGTCTATGGTTATGAAAACTGTAGATACTTTTATAGAACACGCACCTAAATTAATTTTAACTGGAGTTCCTGGTAATCATGGAGAGATGAGTAGGACCAGTAAAGGTCAAGTATCTACATCAAGATTAGATAACTCTGATACTATGCACTTACAAATATGTAATGAAATAATGAACGCTAATCTAGTTCGCTATGGTAAAGTTGAAGTCAATATTCCTGATGGATTTCATCAAACCTTAATCATCAAAGGTAAGAAAATTAGCTTTACACATGGACACATGACTGGTGGAAGTGGTGGTAATCCTGAAAACAAAATAGAAAATTGGTGGAAGGGTCAGATGTATGGTTTCTTACCACCTGGAGATGCAGAGATACTTGTAACTGCACACTATCATCATCTTCGCATGAAACAACAAGGAGATAGAACATGGTTTCAAGCTCCAAGTATTGATAAGAGTATAGACTTTACAGAGAGAACTGGTTTATGGTCTCATCCAGGAGTTCTTACTTTTACAATAAGTGATAAAGGATGGGATAACTACTGTCCTCTATAAAGGTAATCTTTTATACAACTTAGGCTTACCTCTGAAATCTTTTTCAGGATAAGTGCCTACATGCTTCATTTGTTTCCACATCTTTTGTAGTTCTACAAATGGAATCCATTTGAATCCTCTGAAGTAACTGTTGTAATAATACATACCTACCTCAACACCATCAAAATTCTTCGCTTTCTTGTGCATCTGATACATCTTTAAGTAATCTTCAAACTTTATATTCCTAGTTCCTTTTACTTCGCATAATCGCAATTCGTTTTCAATAAATACTAAGTAATCAGGAACTAATATAATGTCTGTATAAAACCAAAACAAAGGTATCTCATGCTCCCATGGACTTGTAGCAGTTTTTAACCAGTCCTTTTGTTTAACTAAACCTAGTTGTCCTAGGTATAGTTCAAACATATCCTCTGCTTCTTTACCTACTTTGTCTTTAACTCTATCATGATAAGGTCTATCGCTATGCTCCATCATTCTTCCTCTAGTGGAACTTCTTTACCTTGAAATACAACTGATTCTTTTTCTTTAAATGCTTTCATTAGCATATTTCTAATGGCATCAATATGTTTTTCTCTTTGTTCCTCTAAAGTTTTTATAATGTGTTTGAGTTCATCTAACCTAACTGTCTCATCAAACTTTCTTTGACTATGAACTAAGGTTAAATCAACATTGTATAGGTCTCCCCAGTTTAAATATATTTCTCCTACTGCATTAGGTAAATTAAACTCTAAGCCACCTCGTTCTTTATTTGTTTTAGTAGATACCCAGTTACCCATATCAATTTCTAGCTCACTGAATATTCTTCTTAATCCATCAAACCCATAGTTTGATTCTTCTTTCTCTTCAAAATGGGATTTCATCTTGTTTTCCTCCTTGTTTATTTTCTTTTAATAAAGCATGACACTCTCTATAACTCCAGTCATAAGGGTTGTCATCTTTTGCTTGTTTGTATCTTCTTCCACAAAATACATTACCTTCGTTATCATAGTAAGTTATGTTTCCACTCATACCTTTACACTCTAAAGGACTCTTGCATTTTGTATCGTGTGGTGCAGGTAAATCAAAGTTGTAGTTAGGGAATTTCTCCTTTAACTTAGCTTTTAATTTATCTGCACCTTTCCAATTAGCTTTTTCTAAAGCCATGTGCTTGGAACTTCTTTATCTCCATAGCCACCTATGTAACCACCCCAACCACAACCATTGTTCTGTCCATAACTAGAACATGCGAAGTCAGGTATCTTAGAAAACTTTGGGTCAGATGCTTTTTTATCTCTGTTATCCTCTATGTTTTCTGCTTTGTTACATTGAGGACATAGTTTAAGTTCGCTACTCTTGTCCTCTACTACACCAAATACCTCACTAACTAAGTCCTTTTGCTCTACTTGTTCGCTCTTCTTTTCAAACAAGTCTAGGAACTTACCTACTTCATCATTGGTCCAGTCTTCTACCTCTGTTGAGAAACCCTTTTCTATTACTTCCTGGTAAACCTCTGCTTTAATACTATCTGCTACAGATTTATCATCTACCATTTTGTATATAACATGGTTAATTTGTTCTGCGTTAGCATGAGTATTCGCTTTAGGTGTTGCAACCATTTCATCTACAACTTTATTCATAGATTCTAATTCTGCTTCACTAGGTTTAGCTACTGGCTTCTTCTCCACCTCTACTTTAGGTGCAGATTTGCTCATCTCTTCTTTGCTTGGTCTAGGTTTATTGCTACCTTGATACTTCCAGTTAGCTAATGCTCTACCTATAGCAGATGTTTCGCAGTTCTCCATCCAAGCATCAGCGTTAGCAAAACCACCTTGACCTTTAGTTTCTTGTGCTATACCAGTAGTAACTGGTCTTGCATCTGTTTCTAATCTGTATATTTCTGCTCTAACTGTTACACAAGTTCCATCTTGCGTAATATGGATTATGTCTGTTTCAATTCTTCCATCAGGATAATCTTTCCAAAATGCTTTTAATCTATCTTCTACTGTTTCGTAATTTTCTAAGTTAAACTTAGCCATTATTCTTCCTCCTCTATTGATTCAATAATTTTATATACTCTTTGTCTTGTCATCTTTAAAGTTTTTGCAATATCAATCGCACTAACTCCATTGTCAAAACAAAACTTAACAAAACCTGCTCGTTGTTTCATTAATCTATTTAATGTAAATTGTTTGTTATCAATTATAGTAGCTAGGTCTGACAATCTTTCTAACAATCGTGCTTCGCTTAAACTACCTAATCTTTTTTCTTCTAACTCTATTCCATTTGAATATGGAACTCCATCTACTATTTGAAATACCATTATTCCTCCAATACTCCTACTAATCTAGCTATTGCTAACTCATCTTCTACATCTCTTGTTCTGCAATAACATACATGACATATTTCTAAGTCATCTATGTATTCCATTTTTTGTTCGCAATAAATACAAACCATTATTCCTCCTCTTGTTCGCTCTTAGCGTTTTTAATTTGCTCATCATAATCTTTAGCAAATATGTTAAGCAACGCATTTACTTTTTCTCCATCTAACTTAGTTAGAACTTTAGTCTTCTCAACTTTCTGTCCTCCTAAATTATTTGCTAACTGAATAGCCCAAGTCTTTAGCAACTTTGGTTGACTAAAGATATTACTATCCTTACTGCGTGGTGCAGTCATCTTATTCCTCCTTCTTGTCCTGGTCTGTTCTAGTTAGACTGTTCTAGTTCAACAATCTTGACTATAAACATACCTCCTAAGTCTTTGAGTTCTCTTACTTTGCATAACGCATCATGCTTGTTATCAAACTCCCAGTTCATATTTACTCCATATAAACTTAGACTCTGTACTTGATATATCATAGTTCTCCTATGTAATCTCCTATTTAATATTAGCCCTCTAATTCGCTTATGTAAATCTTTGTTGAATAATTTTAATGAGGTGTTAGGTAGTGTTCAACTAGGTCTAAGGGTAAACCTTGCTCGTAATTCTCTTACGATTCTATTCTACCTAACAATAAACTTATATCTCCTCTCTTGTAAATAGCCATACGAGTATGGCGATAGCAGTAAACATTAAACCTAATGTAAACCATTTAGCACTAATAGTCATTACACCTAATATATCCATTGTTCCTCCTTTATTATTTTCATTTCTTCTCGTATCATATTTCTTATTTTTGCAGGTGATATGTCATCACCATAAATTAATTCTGAATAGCCTTTAGTGTGACCCATAAAATTCTTTAATGTGTTTTTCTTTTCATAAGTTTTCATAAGGCATCCTAAATTTTCTAATTCAATTAGTAACTCTTGTTCTAATTTATGAGATTGCATAAATGTTCCAATATGAATAATAAATATTAACTTAAAACCAATTCTGTTATGTTCTCTTATTCTGTTGTATCCTTCTTCATCATCTAAAGATATATGCGTTATTCCTAATTTATATACATTGATATCTTTGTTGTAAACAAGATATAAGTATCCATTCATCTTATCCCAATTTCTTGGTGTATATTGTGATATCTTTCTTCTGTTTTTTGCTGATAACCTTACTCTTTTATTTGTGCATATATCACTTTTACATGTATAAACTTGTGGGTCTTTATGATAAAAAATAACTTTACAAAAAAAACATTCTATTTCTCTTAAACCTTTTGCTCTTTTTCTGTCATTAGCTAAATCTTTACACAATCTACCAAATGGTTTTTCCTTACAATATTTAGCTTTGTATGTGTTAGGAGTAAATTCATTATTACAAAACTCACATATTTTATTTTCTAAAACTAATCTCTCTCTTTTATCGTATGCTTTTTTCTGACTTGCTTGGTAGCTACATTCTTCACTACAATATTTATGTGCTATGCTACCAACAACTGTTGGTTTATCACACCATACACATTTAATTTTGTATTGTTTCTTTTTATATATTCTACAATCAACACATCTCCTACTGTTAGTATCACTTTGCTGTGCTTTGTAATTTTTATTACAATCTGAACATACTTTAATTTTTTGTTCAGCATATTTACCCTGTTTTAATTTTCTAGCTCTCCTGTCATTTGCTAAATCTTTCTGACATTGTTTGCTACCACAAGTTATGTGTCGCTTCTCTCTTACTTGTGCCACATTATTACAAATGACACAAGTAATAGTATATTTATCCATTATTCTTCCTCCTCTATTGCAATTACTTCTGCACTATCTAAAGGATTAGAGTATGGGTTTTCCTCATAACATTTACTATCTTTGATAGCTTGTTCTAAAGTATTACCAAATCCAATTCTTTCAACTTGATATGTAATTCTATATCTAGCCATTATTCCTCCTCCATAAAGAAATTTGTACTACCACAATCGTTGCATAATGTACTGTCATCAACACTATCTACTATCTCTAAAGTATTAATGTTTTGTCTAACTTCCTCAACAATCTCATCACTACCAC